TTTTACTGGCGATTCGTCGAAATGGGTACCGTTAACCTTCAGTCTCTCCGCCCTGGGTAATTTTCTCGATTATTACCGACGTGGCCGCAGACGTTCTTTGCGGTCAGGCTGAATCTGCCGTTTCTGTGCAGGTTGATGTCTATTCCAGCACCATCGCTGAAGCGCGCACGATCAGGAATATGGCGCTTGATGCTCTGCAGGTGCTGAAGCCGGGAAGTATTGTAAAAACGCCGGGCTATGAGCCTGATCTGCGCTATCACCGGGCAACGCTCGAATTTCAGGTCACCGTCTGACCAGGCCTAAACCATCCCACCCGCTCCGGCGGGTTTTTTTATTTCAGGAGACAGTTATGTCCTCACTTTATGAAAAATCACAGGGCACGAAGATTCAGATCACTTCCGCCCCGGCAACGCCAGAAACGGTCGGTTCAGCAACCTATCTGGATTTGCAGTGCACCATTAAAGAGGTGCAGTTCACTGGCGGTCAGAAACAGGATATCGACGTCACAACCCTGTGTTCTACAGAGCAGGAGAATATCAACGGCCTGGGTGCACAGTCAGAAATTTCACTGTCGGGTAACTTCTACTCCAACCCGGCACAGGATGCCCTGCGTGAAGCCTACGACAACGACACCACATACGGTTTCAAAATCATTTTCCCTTCTGGGATCGGCTTCCAGTTCCTAGCTGAAGTTCGCCAGCACACCTGGTCATCAGGTACAAACAACGTCGTGGCCGCCACATTCTCGCTGCGTCTGAAGGGCAAGCCCCAGAAAATTGATCCGGGTTCATAAGGAGTAACCGATGAAATCTATTAAGGAGCTCGCGCTGTCGCGTCAGTCCGCATTCCGCCACGTTACTGTTGAAGTGCCGGAATGGGATGGAGTAAAGATTATGCTCAGGGAACCATCAGCAGAAGCATGGTTGCACTGGCAGGACGTGATTAAACCGGGTGATACTGATGGTGAGTTGTCCGTGTCAGAACGTGCGCACCGCAATCTTCGCGCCGATGTCACACTGTTTATTGACGTTTTGTTTGACGAACAGGGTGAACCGGTATTCAGCAAGAATGATTTTGCCGATGTTGAAGCGGTGTATGGCCCTGTTCATGCGCGGTTGCTGCGCCAGGCTCTTAATCTGACTACTGACCCGAAGGAAGTTGAGGGAAAGTAGCACAGCCCGGCATGCGGTTTCTGATGTCGCTTGCGCTCCGCATGGGGCGCACGCTATCAGAGCTTCGGGATATCATGTCTGCCAGTGAGCTCAGGCTCTGGGCTGAATTTGATAAGCATAGCCCAATAGGTGATATCCGGGGCGACATTCAGGCGGCACAAATTGCAACGGCTGTGTTTAATGCTCAGGGCGCAAAAGCCACGCTGAGTGACATGCTGCTGCGCTGGCAGCGTGATCCTGATGATGAAGGTGCAGACCCGTTTGCCGGGCTTGAGGCGGCGCTAACTGCTGCGACACAATAATTGCTTCACATGTCTTCAATGTGGCGATACGCTCTTTCCTTAAGAAAAGGAGGCGTTATGGAACCACTGGTAGTAGTGTTTGGAATATTCGGCTGGCTGATAAATCTAATTGTGATTTTTTATTTATTACGGTTTAGCACAAGGGCAAATGAACAAGTTGAAGCCCTTAAAGAGATAAATAGAAAGCAAGATGCGCAAATAGATTTATTAATACAAGTCGCTCACCAAAGAAAAGACAGTTTATAACTCAAGACCCGCTACCAAGCGGGTTTTTTTATGGGTGAAAATATGGCTACGTTGCGCGAACTGATCATCAAAATATCTGCAAACTCCCAGTCATTCCAGTCAGAAATCTCTCGTGCTTCAAGAATGGGTAATGACTATTACCGGGTAATGCAGACCGGAGGACGCCAAGCGGCCGCAGCTTCGCGGGAGACTCAGCGCGCCTTGGCTGAGGTAACTAGTCAAATAAACACCGCGAAGGCCTCAGCACTGGGAATGGTAGGTGCATTTGCTGGAGCATTTGCAACTGGTCATCTTATATCGCTGGCGGATGAATGGAGCTCTGTTAATGCCAGGCTAAAGCAGGCTTCCCAGTCGTCTGATGATTTCACGGAGTCTCAGCGGGCGCTGATGGATATTAGCCAACGAACCGGAACCGCCTTCTCTGATAATGCGAGTCTGTTTGCGCGTTCCGCCGCATCGATGCGTGAATACGGATACAGTTCGCAGCAAGTTCTGGATGTAACCGAGGCCATTTCTACTGGACTAAAGTTATCCGGCGCCAGCACGGCAGAAGCAAGTTCTGTTATCACCCAGTTTAGTCAGGCATTAGCACAGGGCGTGCTGCGGGGCGAGGAATTCAACTCTGTTAACGAAAACGGTGATCGAGTTATCCGTGCGCTGGCCGCTGGGATGGGTGTAGCTCGTAAAGATCTGAAGGCAATGGCCGACCAGGGGATGCTAACCGCAGATAAAGTTGTCCCGGCCCTGATAAGTCAACTTGGCACTATGCGTGGTGAATTTGAGGCAATGCCGCAGACCGTTTCTGCTGCCACGACGAAAATCGAAAATGCTTTCATGGCATGGGTAGGTGGCGCTAATGAAGCTACTGGTGCGACAAGTACTCTTGTTGCTGTATTGAATACAGTTTCTGACAATATCGACACTGTGGCTACGGCTGCCGGAGCTTTGGCTGCAATAGGTGGAGCTCGCTATCTTGGAGGGATGTTTGGCGATCTTGGGAACCAGACGGCGCAATTAATAGATGCCAGAAAGAACGAAATTGCGCTCGCATCTGCAAGGGCTGAATCTGCTACCCAATCACAACGAAAGGCGGCTGCAGATGCAATTGCTGCCGAGCGTGCTTATCAGCTCTCGCTATCCGAGCTGGAACTTGCAAAAAACACAAATGCAGAAGCGATAGCTACACAAAATTCTATTGCCAAACGGCGCGCAATGATAGCCGCCAATGCTACTCTCGTTCAGTCAAATAGAGCAGTATCAGCGTCGCAAGAAGCACTCAACCGATCAACATCGGTAATGAATTTGTTCAAATCTGGCGCTACGGGTCTTTTGTCGTTAGTTGGTGGTTTGCCAGGAATTTTAATGTTGGGTGCTGGGGCGTGGTACACGATGTATCAACGTCAAGAACAAGCCAGGGAATCTGCAATCCAATATGCGGACACAATCGAGCAGGTACGAGATAATCTGAAATCAATGTCTCAGACGCAGATATCCGCCAACCTTGGACAGGCGAATATTTCACTTGATGCTCAGAATAGTGCGATTGAACAGCAGAAGCAGAAAGTTGCTGAATTATCCAATCAACTTTATAACGCAAAATTAGCGGCCAATTCTGCTTCAGAAGGAACATGGCTGTATAACGATGCGGTTGAGAAAGCTGCAGACTTTGCTTCAGAACTTGCGGTTGAAGAAGGCCGACTTGAGCAAATGCTCAATAAAAGAAAGCAAACACAACAGTTAATAAACGACATAACTGATCAGGCTATAAATAAAACAGTAGAAATGGCTGGCGCCGTCAGTTCTCTTACAGAGATGTATGACCGGCTGAACAAGGTTTCCAGACAGTCTACAGCAGTGTCCCCACCAAAATATGCAGGACCTGTACTTCCTGCGCTTGATAATAAGCAGCAGCAAGCCATAGACAAGGCGCAGCGACAGCTTGAGTTATCCGGCCTTAAGGGATTGGATAAAACCCGTAGGCAGGCGGAATTCGATGCATCTGACCTTAATCTCCCGGCTGGTTGGCGTGAGAAGTATGTCAGCATGGAAGTTGAGTCTGCCAGGCAGTTGCAAGCAATTCGTGACTCCAGCCGCCATAATGGCGGGAAATCCGAGGCTGAAAAAACAGCTGATACCTATGACAAGCTGATCAAACAGCAGAAAGAGCAGATCGCGCTGGCAGGTCAGAATACCGAACTGGCAAAACTGAAATACCAGGCGAGCCAGGGGGAACTCGCGACTCTTACAGAGGCCCAGAAACAAACTCTGCTGCAAAATGCTGCACTTATTGATCAGCGGAAAATTAGGGAACAACTGGCGGCGTATGAAGCAAACCTTTCCGATGCTAACGCCAGCGCACGCGCATCAAACCAGGCTGAACTCACTGGGTATGGTCAGGGTAGTCGTATGCGTGAGCGTATGCAGGAAATGCTGCGTATCAGGGAGGAATTTCAGCAGAAAAACGTTGATCTCCAACGACAATATCAGTCTGGCGATATCACGGAAGATCTGTATCGACAGGAATTGGACCTGAATAAACGCTTTCTCGATGAGCGTCTGCGTGATCAACAGGGATTCTATAGTGCATCAGATGCCCAGAGGGACAACTGGGCAGCCGGCATGAAAGAGGGCTTTGCTAACTGGGCAGATACTGCGTCGGATTATGCCTCACAATCTGCTGATCTGGTTAACAACAGCATGTCTGGGCTTGTGGGGAATATTTCTGAAGCTCTTGCTGGTAACAAGGTTGACTGGGAGGACTGGTCGAAATCAGTGCTTGCTTCAATGCAGAAAATTATCCTCAACGCGATGATCGTCAACTCTCTGCAGTCTTCTATGGGCGGTGGTGGTTTCCTTGGCGGGTTGTTTGGCGGTTCTGCTGGTGGCTCAACACCGTCTGGTTCTTATAATTCGGCAGCATCTGGCCTTCAGCTCAACGCTAAGGGGGGCGCTTACGCGTCTGCCAGCCTCAGTGCTTACAGTAACAGCATAGTCAGATCACCGACATACTTTGCTTTTGCGAAAGGTGCTGGGCTTATGGGGGAGGCAGGCCCGGAAGCCATTATGCCGCTCACGCGATCTGCAGATGGTTCACTCGGCGTTCGGGTAACAGGAGCTCAAACGGCTCCGGGAGGCGGCGGAGAAATACATATCACCCAGCATATCAATGTTTCTGGTAACGGGGATGCTGCGCTTAATCAGGCAATGCAAGAGGCCGCCGCTAAGGGCACCAGAGATGGTGCGAAGCTGGCCAGACAGGAGATGCTGCAAGATTTCCAGACCAATGGTCAGGCCAGGAGGATGCTTGGCGTTTAATGGAACTTATTGTGTTATTAATGAGCCGAAAGGCAGGAGATAGATATGAAAGAAAAAAAGGCCACCCAAAGAGCAGCCTTTGATGCCCCAATGTTGCTCAGTGTGCAGGTTAAGAAATCTTCACTTTGTTTACCAGTGTGGAAACGATTTCTTTTTCTTTGGCGATAATTGCAGGGCTTATGTCTGGCGCATTGAAATTGGCATCCCTTATAAGTTCTAAAACCCCTTCTTTCTTCAGCCCTCCTGCGCCAATAATTGCCGAGACAATATACATCGTTAATTCGGAACGTACCTGTAGATGTTTTGCGATACCTTCCAGTTGTTGAATTCTGGATTCAAAATTTTCAATTCGTTGTTCGTTTGACATTTAGGTCCCTTAGACAGAGGTAATCAGCCATCCCTCTTCATGGAGTGCGCCAGCGTCCCACCGCTGACGGGCTGAGCCTCAACCATAGCCAGGTATGTAAATCAATAACATCCTGATAAAAGATCAGTGTTTTCAACATCGGGAGAAACTATGGCTGCGCTTGAATGGCCTGAAGATGTATGTCCGGCGTCGCTGACGTGGCGGCCGGAAAGTAACACCAAAACCTTTCGTTCCCCGTTTAATGGTGCATCACAGACCGTCCGTTTCCCCGGCACCCGCTGGATCTGCTCTCTGACGTTTAGCAACCTTACAGACGATAAATCCCGGCGCATCGATGCGCTGGTGGCCGATCTTGATGGTGAATATGGCAGGGTGAAGATCCGGGACTGGGGGAGGGCTGGCAGGACGCCAGCCGGAAATCCGGTGGTTTCTGACGCGAACCAGACAGGTACGCAGCTCGGCAGTAAGGGTTGGACACCTAGCACACTGGTACTGCGCACCGGTGATTACTTTACCGTTAATGACGAGCTGAAGATGGCCACCGCTGATGTGACCAGCACTGCTGCAGGAACTGCCGTTATTCCCTTTGCACCTATGTTGCGCGCCTCTCCCCCTGCCAATGGAAAAATCGAAGTCGCTAAGCCATACGGAATTTTCAAGCTGAAGGATAACCAGCAGGGGGCTGGGAATCGCATTCCTGGCGGTTTTACCAGCTATACGCTGGAGTTTGAGGAGGCTTTCTGATGCTGTATTCCCCGTTTTCTGATTCGATGGTGGACTGGCTATCCCGCGACAGGATTACCGCCGTGCTGGCGGCTAATGTCCAGTTTGAGTCCGGTACCGCCTACGTACATTCCGGTACCGGCACGCTGGTGCTGGGCGGTTATGTCTATTACGGCATGGGTACGATGGGCGCTATCGACGATGTAGGCGAAACCAACACGACAAGCCCGACGCAGCTCAGGATGACGCTATCCGGGCTGGATATGTCGTTGTTTGCTAAAACGCTCAATGAGCGCTGCGTGGGAAGGCCAGCGGAGCTGTATCTGGTGGCGATGGATGATAACGGTATTATTCAGGTGGCAGATCTTGTTTTTAAGGGGCGAGTTTCCGGTACCGGCGCAACGGCGGGTGAAACGAATGCCCTGCAGTACACCGTCAGTAATATTTTTGAAGACTGGCAGCGACCGTTCCCGGACCGCTATACCGACGAGTCACACCAGGCCACCCAGCCAGGCGACCGCATATTTCGTTACGTCGCGCAGATGGCAGAACGTTCAATTTACTGGGGCAGCAAAAAAGATGCGCCAGGGTTTACCTATTCGTGAGGAAGCATGAAGCATCCAGACTGGCATAACAGATTAATCGCCGTGATAAGGGCCGCTGAAAAGCGGCCTTTTTTATGGGGCGAACATGACTGCTGCCTGTTTGCGGCAGATTGTGCGGAAGCGATGACCGGGGATAATTTCGCCGACGGCTGGCGCGGGACCTACGACAGCGAAACGGGCGCAAAAAAGGCGCTGCTGCGCGGCGGTGGTTCACTTGAAAAGGTGCTGGCTAAATACCTCGATGAAGTGCCTGTGAAGATGGCTCAGCGCGGCGATATCGCGATAGTTGAAAACGCGGGCACCCGATGCGCCGGGGTAATTTACGGTGGTGCAGTGTGGGTGCCGGGAGAAACGGGGCTGGTTTGCCTGCGTGTTAAGCCCCAGAGTACGTGGAGGGTTCGCTGATGCCTGCTGCAATTCCTATCATCGGAACCGTATCTGCAGGCACTCTGTTTTTCGCTGAAGAACAGCCTGGCGAGCAGACTGATGGTGAATGGGTCCATCTTGCCATTACTCTGGCGGGGCACCCCATTTCAGGCACGGGCACCATTTACCTGGGCGATGACGATATTGGCTCGTATGGCGAGAATGCCACGTATGAAGTGCATATCGACCGCCAGACAGCAGATCCTTTCATGTTGGCAAATTGCCCGTCGTGGAAAGATGACATGATCGGCAAGGGGATTTCCTGGCTGCGTCTATCTCTGAAATACAATGCTGAGAAATTCCCGTCCGGCATCCCGAACGTGAAGGTTGAAAAGACGGGCCGGAAAGTATACGACCCGCGCACCGGCCGCACGGAGTACAGCAACAATCTGGCGCTGTGTGTGCTGGACTATTACCGGAGTTACCTGAAAGTCGCTGATGCTGATATTAACTGGGATCAGTTTCAGGAAGCGGCCAACATCTGCGACGAGCTGGTGACTAACGGCGACGGCACGACGGAAAAGCGTTACACGCTGAACGGGGAATTTGACCTCAGCGAAAATAAAGCGAGCATTCTTGAGGCGATGCTGACAGCTGGCGCAGCAGAGCCAACCTACATCGCCGGTAAACATGGCATCCTCGTTGGCGCGTATTACGGCCCCGCAACCGAAGTTATTACCGAGAGTCAGCTGGCCGGCGATATCGAGATCATGCCTGAGGTGTCACAGTCTGAGCGCGTTAACACCATCAGCGGTACGTTTGTCGATCCTAAACAGACATACTCTGAAGCCGATTTTCCATCAGTATCTGTGAGCGAGTGGGTAACCGAAGACGGCGTGGAGATATCGCAGGATCTTAAGCTGCGTTTCGTTACGTCTGAATTTCAGGCCCAGCGCCTGGCGGACATCAAGCTCAAGCGGACCCGCATTTCCCGCACAATGAATCTCACGCTGAACCTCAGTGGGTACCGGTACCGCCCAGGTATGTATGTAAAAGTTAATTTTCCCTCGCTTGGGATCGTTAACGTTGAGATGCGCGTGACAGACTGGAAATTTGGCGTGCAGAACGGCGTGCAGATTACGCTGAAGCAGGAAACTGCTGACGTGTGGGGTGATGCCATTGGTAAGCCGATCGATCGTCCTGATTTTACCCATCTCCCTCCTGGTGGGGTGGCGCAGCCTCAGAATCTGAAGTACACCGTGGAGGAAATAGGTCAGGTGGTGCAGGGCGTTCTCTCCTGGCAGAACATCGGACAGTTTGTCTATAACCAGGTTGTTATTCGCAGGAATGGGCAGCCGGTGCTGACAGCTCAGGTTCCCGGCTCGTTCACGCGGTTAACTGGTCTGCTGCAGGATACTTACACTGCGCACGTCACCGCCGTTAATCAGATGGGGGCAGCTTCGCCAGAGGCATATCTTGAATTCAGCATTCAGGCACCGCCACCGCCGACTGGAGTCACTATTGAGCAGGCATTCTTTTCAGTGATGCTTATTCCCCGCCTTGCAGCCGTCACGAATGTTTCTACCCAGTTCGATTTCTGGACGTCCGGCGAGCAGCCGCTTGCCAACACAGATACGGCGACCGTGGAGGTAGGGGCCACGCGCGCGGGTATTGGCACGACGTGGACAAGTCACAACCTGAAGAACGGGCATACCTATTATTGGTACATCAGGACCATCAATGCATTCGGTACATCTGCTTTCATCCAGGTGGCCGCGCTGTGCCAGACGGAAACCGGGGAGTTGATCGATATTGTTGATGATGCTGTTCGTGATTCCGGTGCTTTTAAAAATGTTTCTGAAGGTGTGGATACCAACCTTGAAGCGGCCATGCAGAATTCCCTGGCCAATCACGGCACGGTTGAACACCAGTATCAGCAGTACGGGGAGGTGCGCGCTGATATTCTGGTTGTTAGAACGACGGTTGCTGAGGTTGATAAAGGCCTGGCTGACCTTTCTACTTATGTGCAGGCTGAGGTCGGTGATTTGACCGCCGCTGTTAACGAGAAATTGACGGCAGAGGTAAACAGTGATGGAACAGGAAAGGCGTCTTATACGCTCAATCTCGGGATAGTCCGCAATGGTGTGAAGTACAACACTGGTTTCGGTATGTCGATTGAGCCATCCGGCGGTACCTATAAATCTACGGTGGTCTTTGCTGCCGATCAGTTTGGTATTTACTCGGGAAGTGATCCGGGGAATTACCAGGCTGCATTTTTTGTCTATAACGGTCAGGTGTTCATCCGTGATGCCTTTATTCAGGACGGTAGCATTACGAATGCAAAAATCGGTAATTACATCCGGTCGTCAAATTATGTGTCTGGTCCCGGCGGTGCTGGCTGGAACATTGATAAATCAGGTAACTGTGAGCTGCACGGCGCGCTGTATGCCGCCAGCGGTAATTTCGCGTTCACCGGTAACGGTAATGGCGTCACCATTGACGGGAAGGGCGTAAAAATTGATCTCGGCGGCGGTAACCTGATTGTTCTTGGAGAGTGGTGACTATGCCAAAAGGATTGCGTATTACCTACGCCGATGGTGGCCCGGCAATGGAAATTACTTCCGGGCTTCGCTGCCCTTCGTTTTGTCAGAACGTCAGCGAAGCATGGGATATTAATCAGTACACGATTAATCAGCGCGTGGATGGCAGTCAGATCATACTTATCCCGCGCAATACGGTTTACAAGCTGAACAGGGGGACAAACCTCATTCCCACCATCGGTATGCTGGATGGATTTACCGTATCAGGTAATACCATCACCATGAATACCTGGTGGAGTGACAACTGGGGGAGACCAAAGACCTTTGCGGCGTCAATCTGGCAAATCCTCCCGGCTTCATCAGGGAGAGGACTGCTGATCAAGGACAGTACAGATTTCCTCTCAATCACCGACGCCACGATGTCAGGTTACTGCGTCTGGCGCGGCACCATCACTTTCACCGGAAGCTGGGCTACGCCGACGACAAATATTTCCCGTGATCGCTATATGGTGTTCGCAAAATGGAGTGCTGAAAACGTCACAATTGAGTTTGACGGTTCAAATATTATCGCTACGAAAGACCATTCTGGTCTCGATCAGGATGCTACGGTCACGATGCAAATCGCAATTTTTGCCAGTGGCGTAAGCCCGACGCCAG